CTTAATAATTATTTATGCTATTCCCCCGGACGGGGATTGGGTGCGATAGGAAAGTGAATTTATTTTCCGAATAATTTTGAAATAGTGGATTGTTTTTAACCAAAAGTGAAAGGGTTTTAATGTGGCAACTTCTCTAACTCGCGGGCCGTATCGCGCAAACACGGCCAAAATATACGCGGCTGTCGCCATTGCGCGCAAACTGCTCGATTTATATTCATGGCAGGACATTGACGGACAAGTATTCTTCTTGACCGAGCCGAACCCGGCGATGATCGAAAATAAACAATACTTTGACATCGAAGTGAAGTCGCTCTGGTACGGCCTGCAAAAGTCTTTGGTCATTGCGGGCATCATCAATGCCGATCAAACCCCGCTTCCCCTTGACGGCATCGCCCAATTCTTGCGCGTTGAAATCCAAAAGCCTGTCTTCGACAATGACGGCGTTCGAACTGGTTTCCGCTGGAACCTCATTGCCCTGTTTGAAGTCCTGCGCGGCGTGAACTCGTATGGCTACGCTGACGGGTCTGCACTTGACACTTATTACAGTAACGAAAAGGCTTATGCGGTGCGCGTCCTGCGTGAAACGCTTCCGCTGACGGGTCGCACTGAGTACCTGGCAAACGATCGCTACGCGGTAACTGATTCAACCGTCGTTGGGCAGATTGACCCACACACAACACCAGATGTAGCTACGGGCTGGGCTGTGATTTCTGACCGTGCCGAGAATCCAGAGCCGGACTTCTACGGCATTGATGATGCACGGTTTATCGTGATACCTGGGGAGGTTGGGCCTGCTGGTGCGCCTGGCGGGCCTCCTGGACCTGCTGGACCTGCCGGGCCAGTGGGTGCGCGAGGGGCAGCAGGGTTAGCGGGTTCGCGAGGGGCAACAGGGCCAGCGGGCGCGAATGGTGCGAATGGTGCGCCTGGTGTGGATGGTGCGCCTGGCGGGCCGCCTGGGCCAGCAGGGCCGCAGGGGCCAGCCGGGGCTGATGGTGCGCAGGGGCCAGCAGGTCCAGCAGGTCCAGCAGGTCCAGCAGGTCCAGCAGGGCCGCAGGGGCCAGCCGGGGCTGATGGTGCGCAGGGGCCAGCCGGGGCTGATGGTGCGCAGGGGCCAGCAGGTCCAGCAGGTCCAGCAGGTCCAGCAGGGCCGCAGGGGCCAGCGGGTACGGGCGGCGCTGTTGCCCCAACATATCCGCCAGACCTTGAACCGTTGCAAAACCTTTATACCGATAGTGATTTGTTCTATGGTTCCAATTTCTCCTTAAATCTGCCGTATTCGGGCGAATTTCAGCGGTATGAAATGGCAGGTCTTGAAGTTGGGGTTTCTTATAGCATTGAAATTTATTCGCGATACGGTGGCCCTTTAATGGTTATTGCTGATGTAACTGATGCCCATAATTTAACTGGCGCTGGCGCTGGTTCAATCATTGCGCATGCTGTAACGGTTGATGAAATATGCCGCATCGAATGGGTTGTTACCGTACCTGGTAGCTATGTGCTTCGGTATCAAGAAACGACCGGTGACTGGTACGACCTTGTAGCAAGAGGGCGGCCAATGAATCAGCTTGCCTATCTCAATGTTTTATCTGGTAATCCAGCGCTCAATATAGGTATGCAAATTGGCACACAATTTGAGCTTGGCCGGCAATTGGATGGTCAAGGCCATTTTGTTGTTCTGCCGTCACTAACCGAGGGTGTGACGTACACGATAGAGCTATGGGGTATTGACCCGGCAAGCGCTGAACTGTCGGTGGTTGATGCCAATGCTCTCCTGGGCGATAGTTTGGGGACAATTGCTAATTCATTTGGTCTATCTGCTTTAACCTGGACATGCACGGCCAGCGGTGTATACATTATGTTGTGGAAAGAAAACGGTATGGACAACATGCAGAACCTGGATAACCTGTTGCAAGGGCGGCTATTTATTAGCGGCTAGCAATCCCTCCAGCTTCGCGGCCAACAGCGCCAGCCAAATCCGGCGCTCCGCGTCGTAAGCGTGTCGGTTGTAAACCCCCTTGATGCCCGGCTGGATGTGCCCCAATATCGCCTCGGCCACCGGGTCGGGGCACCCAAGGGCCGCAAGCATCGTGCGAGCCGTGCGGCGCAAGTCGTGCGGGCTCCAACCCTCTACCGGTAGCTTCGCCAACGTCTTGTGCTTCTCCGTGGTCGAATAACTCATCCGACTCGCCACGGACGATCCGATTACGTGCTGCTCAACGTGCCCGAGCTTGGTCGGTGCCGGGAAAAGCCAGTCGTCATGCTCTGACATCCGGCGCTGCACAATCGCCAGTGCCTGGCCAACCAGTGGCACGCGTAGATCGGTAGCGTTCTCATGGCGCGCGTTCTTCGTCTTTGCCTTGGGCACAGTCCACCACCAACCATCGGCCTCCTGCGTGATCTCCTGTCGCGTCATGGCGACAATCTCAACCCCACGCGAAGCCGTCCACAGATACAGCGTCAGCGCGTCGGCCACCAGCGGCGAAAAGTTCGGCAGCCAATGCAACAGGTCGCGCACCTCGGCATCACTCAAGACCCGCTTGGTCGTGCCGATGTGAACCCCGGCGCGGGTCCGCCCCTTTGAACGAAGCCTGCCGCGCATCACCAGCCGCCACCAATTCGGCGTGTTGTCCGGTATCCGCCCGGCATCAAGCGCGTAGTCCCAAGCCGCGCCTAGTTCGCACCGCAGTGACTGCGCAATGGCCGGCGTACCGGAAATTGACTCCAGCAAGTCAAAGGCATCCGACCGGGTGATTGAAGCGGCTGGCCGATGTCCGATTTCGGACAGACTGACTCGCAATAGCCGGTGCATCTCGCGCGCACTCGTTGGTGATCGATGAACGTCAACGTGCCCGGCCAGGTAATCATCACAAAGCCTGCGCACGGTGTAAATCTCGATCAGCTTCTGTTCCGCCTGCTCGGCCTTCGCTGCCTTTGCCAACAGTGCCGGGTCGTCACCGGCATCGCGCCGGGCGCGTAGCGCACTCCAGGCGGTCATTGCCGCAGGTAACGGCATGGCCGGCCAGCGTCCGATCTGCACCCGGCGCATCAATCCGTCAACGGGCGACTTGTACCGATAAACCCATGTGCGCCACGTCGCACCGGCCAGCAAGCGCAGGCCCGGACAATCATCAATAATCAGGTGTTCACCTGGCTGCAGCAGCTTTGCCGCCCGTGCATCGAAAGCCATACTGAAAGTTACGCCAAACGTTACGCCAAAACGTCAAGTGTAGAACTAATCAGAAAAGCGTCGTTACTATCCGGCGTAAAAAGTAACGCCTAAAAAGTTACGCCATTGCCCAATGAAAATGAATGATTTTCAAAGCCGCCCCAATGAGAAACGGCGGGGTCGCAAACCAAGGAGTTACTTAACGACCAGAAGTAACTTTGCCAATGGGAAAAACTGGCGAATTGGAAAAGTTACGCCAAATGTGACGCTGGTCAGCGCACCGGCTGAGAGTTTGCAATGATGGCCGTCTTGCTGGCGCTGCCTGCCGTGCTGCCAAAGTAGTACGACACGATAGCCCCCCAGGCTGAACCCAGTGCCCCCAGCATCACCAGCAGCGCATCACCGCCGATGTCCGGCTTGCCCACCACCAGCAGCCAGCCCAGCACCCCAAAGAAACCCAGCGTAACCGCAAAAGCCAGCACCCGAGGGGTCAGGGTGTCGCCGGTCTTTGCTTCGCGTGTGCGGGCGCTGTCGCGGTCTGTCGCGTCAATCTCTGCAAGGGTGATGCCCTTTGACTCCAGAAACCGCTTGAACTCGATCTCTGCCAGCTTGATCGACGTGATTTGACCGGCGGACAACTTGCCGTCCGATAGCGCGTCTGTGACCGCTTCAACCGTCTCGCTCTTTAGCCCGAGTTTGGCTGCAATGAATGATGCCGCAATGCTCCCTAGTGGGCCAGCAAGTGCATTGCCCAACAGCGGGGCGATTGTTTTAAGCCAGTCCATGCCTACATCCAATACTCAATGATCACGCAGCCCTGCGAGCCATCGCCACCGGCGCTTCCCACTGCGCCACCGGCACCCCCGGCGTTGACGGCGGTCAATACGCCTGCACTGTTGGTGATGCCTGCCACCAGTGCGGATTGACTGTGCGTAGCGCCCACAAAGCCGGGTTGGCCGGGGATGCCTGGGCTGTACACCGCGTTAGTGAATGCGCGAGTGTCGGCTGGTGCAGCAGCGCCACCTGGAACGATGGCAAGCGTGTCTGAACCTGCCGCGCCTGGTAACCCGACATTGGCAAATAAAAAAGGCGGGAACCTCATTGAGTTCAGGGTTATTTTTGTTGGCGCTATGAGTGCTGAACCGCTTGCTCCCGCTGCACCGCCCGCGCCGCCTGCGGGGATGGTTATGTTTAGCTGGTATCCAGTGGGGAGCTGTACGGTCAGCTCGCTTTTACCGCCTGAGCCGCCACCACCGCCGGGCGTGCCGCTGGCCGAGCCACCACCGCCCCCTGCACCTGGTCCGTAGCAGGTAAATTTGTACCTGCCATCTACTGGCGCTGTCCATAAAGTCGTGCCCACGGTAGTAAATAACTCCGTGACGAGGCTCAGGTTGCCAGCACCCAACAGGCTTTGGCTGTGAAGCGTTTTGATGTTGGTGCCGCTTGCCAGCGTGTCTTGCTTGCTGGCAAACAGCGCCTTCACATCCGCCCCCACGGCGGCGACAAAACCGCTAATTCGCGTTTCCAGGTTCATGATGCCTTACGCCTTGGCTGTGGCGTAATCCGCAGCGAGATCGCGCGCGGTGTCTCCCATGGCGGTGGTGAGTGTGGTCAAGTCAGCCGCAGCAGCAGCGCCGATATTCGCCCGGGCCTGCGCCTGCTGTGTCGTGGCCAGCGTCTGCACGGCATCAAAGCGCACCCGGTTGGCGATTTGAGCCGCAATGGTGGTGGCAAAAGCCGGGTCATTGCCCAGTGCAGCGGCCAACTCGTTGAGCGTGTCCAGTGCAGCAGCAGCGCCATCGGTCAGGCTGTTGGTAACGGCGGTCTTTGCCGCTGCAATGCTGGCCGTGATCTTGTCTGCCGACCAAGTAACTAGCGTGTCGCCAGTGCTGGCGCTGTCGTTGATCTGCGCGCCTGCGCTACCGACTGCGGACACGATCTCATTGATCGCGGCGACAAGATTTGACTTCGCCACGGTGGACAGTGCCGACAGGCTGCCCTGCGCCACGGTGAGGGTTTTAACGTCCGTGCCGATAGCCTGGGCGAGCGCAACAATACGGGTTTCGAGTGACATGATTTAACCTTTCGAGAGAATGTAATAAGCTAGGGGGTCGATAAGAATCTCGGGCACAAATAGTTTCCCATCTGCGCCCGTAGTAAGTCGGTTATCCGGCGCAGTGGAAATATCTACTGCACCTGGTGCGGTCGGTGGCGTGGCTGGCACAGTGCCAGTGTGTAGAACGACCGTGGTTTGTGCGCGAATAGAAAGTATCTTGCTCATAATGCCTTTCATGCCTTTGGTGGCGCTGATCATCTGCCCGTCAACGACCTCAATTTCAATCGGATTGACGGGTATCCATTCAGAGCCGGTATCACTAAGTTCAGGCATTGCGCGCCTCTATGGGAAAAGCAGGTTTTTGGAAATCCGGCGCGCCCAGCCTCGGCCAAAGGTTGGCCAGGTTGCCAAATTACTCAGGAAAACCAAGCGCTGCCCGTTGTACTGCAAGCGCAGGATAGCGCCCGGCACAAACTGGCAAGCGGCCAGCGTGGCCGGGCCAATCACCCCGTCAACGGTGACGCACAAGGCCCGCTGTAGCCATCTTGCAGATTGCCCTACTCCTGAGTTCACCGCGCCATCAAAAACATCAAAGCGCACCTCTAGCGGCAACTGGTCGGCAAACAATGGTGTCCAGTACGCTGAGCGATAAATTGCCTTTGCCTGGTCAATCGTCAAATCCATCATCATGCCGGTGTAACCTCGATCTTTCGCAACAGCAGCAGTGATGCCGTACATGGTCTCGCCGCCGGGGTCGGCGGCATGAAAGCTGTAATCGCCCTCATGCAATAAAAGCCGGTCAAAGGCTTGATCGAAGTTCATTTTGGCCCCATCAAAAAAGCCTTCCAAAGGGCGTAACCGGCCCAGCCAAGGAAACCCAGCAAACCAAACTTGGTAATCTCAACGGACAACGTGCGCCAGAATTTGGCTGACTCCTCGGCCTTGATGACGTTGGCTTCGTGGTATCGGCGGTGACCGTCTGCATCCCCGTCCGGGAATGCCTTGAGCATCACGCGGGCAATTTCGTTTGCCAGAATGGCCGTCTCGCTGGTGATGTGCATCGACAATTTTTCGTCCAACTTACACAAGGACGAATTGATTTGGGTAACGATACCCAGCACGGCGGCAACATCCGATATGCGGCGTTCAACCAGAATAGGCTCATCCATGATGGACCTACTTTCCTTGTTCTGATAAAGATTTTCTGATAACCCAGGGCGCGACAGGAAAAGGGTCAGCCCATAAACCATTCTTTGCGGCCTTCGCTTGCTTCACTGCGTCTTCGTATGCGTTGCGGGCTGGGTGGGTTAGATACCGCTTGCCTTGAACGTAATACCAGGCATTCCCGGACATAAGCTGGTACAGATTAACGTCTGCATCATCAATATAAACTAATCCGAGAGACCGACCGTATAAGTCGTTAACTGCCGTCTCAACGCGGACAACTTTACCCATGATTAAAGCAGCAAGCGCATCGCGTGATTCAATGCCGTAGGTCTGTTTAATCTCAGGGGCATCAATACCGATCATGCGAATACGAGAAACGGTATTGCACACGGTAGATATTTCGATAGTGTCACCATCGAGAACCCTGGATACTGTGCCCGTGATGGTTACGGCGCTGGCGCTGGCTGCCAGTGCCGCCAGTGCAGCACCGAGCATCAAATTTATAAATCGTTTCATTGGGTGGAACAGGCGCAGGGCCTGCCATGTTGACCAAAAAAAAGGCGGTCAATGTTCACGTGAACATTTGACCGCCAAACTACCCTGTCAAGGTATTACGGGTGCAGCAGCAGATTCAGGCGGATAACCTCGGCATCAAGCCACGCCTTCAGTGCAACGATCGAATCACGCTGTGCGGTCTTCTCGGCCTTGAAGGCGATCTCACCCGAAGTCGAAGACGGCAACAGCGCCAGCACCGTGTTTGCGGCAGTGATGTCAGTACCGGCCTTGGCGGACTGGGTAACATACGAGGCCACCAGGCGGGTCGTCTTTGCAACGATGTCACCGGTAAACACGGATGGCTCCAAGGCGGACACATTGGCAAACGTATAAGTCACCGGGGCCATGCTGGTAATCAAGGCGATCTTGGTTGCTGCGGTGATGAAGTCATCAACGGCGGTGTAAGTCTTGATCTTGCCCAACGAATCGCAAATCCGAACCTCATCAGTTCCGGTGGCGTTTTTCAACGCAACGGTGACGCCAAACTGAGTACCTTTCTCAACAACCGTGAAAATAACCGCGGTCAACGGATCCACCAAAACAGCACCAGCCCGTGCCATCTGTGCGCGCAATAAAGCCATGTCATACCCCTAAAAAGTTAAAAAATGAAAAACCCTAAACACAGTTGCAATTATTTGGCAATACCTTTTCTTTCTGCTTGCCTTTTTTTTCGCAACAAGCCAAAAAGGCGTGTCAGACACCACATTGGGAGCGCCAGAATCATCCCCAATCGACTAACGCGGGTGGCCTGGGGGGTTGGGTGCGGGTGTGGCGCTGCGCTGCGCTGTCGCAACAGCAGCGGGTGGGCGCTGGGTCGAATAGTGCGCCCGGCGCTGCGCACTCTTCGCAAGGGTGGCTTGAAACCCGCGTACATCCTGCGTTTCAAGGCAGCGAATTGAAAACACATCTTTTTGTAAATCCGTGGCGCATCAGAGTAAAAATCTGCGCGAGTGCAATGCGTTTTCACTTACGCAAAAAAAATGGTCTTGAAAAATCGTTTCTAGGGGCACTTTTTGAAAAATGGATTTCCAAAAATCGAGCGTTGCAACAGCGCAACACAAAGGGCGATAAAAGCGCAACAGCAGCGCAAGCGGCTAAAAACGGGGCGTGGAATTGTGCGGCGCAAGTGCTGGATGTGGTGGTTGCGCGGGCGTGGTGGGGGCCGATGGCGCAACAGCAGCGGCCAACCTGGGCAACATCGCAACAGCAGCAGCAGCAGCGCAATACAGCAGCGCCAGCATCAAAGCCGCAACAGCAGCAGCGCGTCCGAGGCGAAGCGTAGCGAGCCGAGGCGCGGCGAAGCGAAGCGAGCCGCGTTCGTGGTCACGTCCGCGCGAAGCGCGCTGATTAAAGCCCTCGCGCGAAGCGCGCTGACATTGTGCTGCCGCGAAGCGGGAGCGCGGGCTACTATGCTGCCGCGTAGCGGGAGCATCTGGCTTTGCCGTTGCGCCAGCAATGGCAAAGCCGGGTGGTCTGACAAACCATGATGTTTTAAGGCGGGGTTTTTTGCCGCCTTAAAACATGATGGTTTGTCGAAGCCTCTAATGTGGCTGCTCGGTTCCCGGCTGTTCGGCTGCTCGGTTCCCGGCTGTTTTGCAGTGGCTGCTCGGTTCCCGGCTGTTTTGCAGTGGCTGCTCGGTTCCCGGCTGTTTTGCAGTGGCTGCTCGGTTCCCGGCTGTCCGGCTGCTCGGTTCCCGGTGTGGGCAACCTGTCCAGGCGCGATACTCCAGGGGGTATGCAAAGCGGGTGGTGGGCAACCTGTCCAGGCGCGATACTCCAAGGGGTATGCAAAGCGGGCGAAAAAAAACCCGCATAAAGCGGGCTTTGTTGGTTGCGGTTGGTTAACTCTCTAATGTCTCTTTTGCGTGTTCAGCCCATTCGTCAAACCAAACCATATCCTCATCGGCAACATCCCCGAGCCTTGTGCGCACTGCTTCGGTGCAATTGCGGATTGCGTCAGGCATCCATTCATCGATACATTCGATGTTCATGCAGTCATCTTCTCCAAAACTTGCCCAATCTCCACCACGGTGGTAAAACAGGCACCACGTTGGATTGTCTGATGCCAGCAAGGCGACCATAAACACAACCCTTGTCTGTGGGTTGTCCTTATCCAAGGTGCATTCGGGCAGATTGACAATCGATGCCAAAATAACCGGGCCGGCATCTGTGCCGTATGCGGGGGCTTTGATAGTTGCAGAGTAGCTCATTTTTCATCCTTTAAAGAGTTGGTCATCAATAACACGGCTAACCCGGCGCAAGCGGTAGTAAATGCGCCAAGTCTCAAAGACACTGAGGGCGGGATACTGGGCGCGGAAAACCTCAAACGGCGTAAATGGTTTTTTTTGCCCAAGATCATAAATCGTGTCAGGCTTGGGGTAAACAATCAGCATCTGCCACCTTGCGGCTACTCGTATTGTGCGGGGGTAGCAGGTCGGACACGGGGCGGGAATTTGCCCAGGCCTCGATCTCTGCCACCAGCCAGGCAACACGGCGACCGGACAACTGGCGCGGGCGGGGAAAATCACCGGTGCGGACAAGCTGCTGAACGGTGGAGCCCGACAGTGCAACGATCTGCTGCACCCCGTTAAAGTCAACATAAAACGGGGTCATGGCTCAATCCTTCCAGGTGGTTGTAGCGGCGGCGGTGATATGGGCGCAAAGGGCGGCGCACATACCGGGAAAATCATCGGCATGATAAAACTTGCCGCCTTTGATCGTAACGGCAGGGGCAAAGCCAAGCCGTGCCAAAAAGTCGGCGGTCATGTTGACACCCAACCTGTCACAAATCACGCCCAGGCGCAAGCTGGCGGGTGGGCGGGCTGGATTGACAAACATATCTGACAAAGAGCCGGGCACGATCTCGGGCATCTGCGGCGCTGGCACTGCGGGCGCTGCAGCTGCCTGCGCATCGGCTGCGGCCTGTGCGGCTGCCTGCGCATCGGCTGCGGCCTGTGCGGCTGCCTGCGCATCGGCTGCGGCCTGTGCGGCTGCGTCTGCAACAAACTGGGCGGCCATGGCGCGGGCAGTATCGGCTGCCACCTTTGCGGCCATTGCGTTGGCATGGGCACCGACACGCTGGGCGATGATGGCCCGCACATCGTCGGGGTCTTTGGCGGCCAGTTGACCCATGTCGGCAAACAAAAAATCATGATCGGCAACCAGTACCAACGACACATTGACGTTGTAGCGCAGTGCAAGCTGGCTAGCATCAAAGCGGGCAGACATCAAAGCGGCATCAACGGCGGCGCGCATTGCGTCAAGGTCTCGTTTACCCTTGATGCAAGCGGCAAAGTCAACAACCGGGGCGGGCAAGCGCACGGCTGGCGGCAGAGTGGCATCGAGGGCGGCAATGTGTTCGGCAAGTGACACCTTGGCGGCCAAAACAATGGCGGTCTTTATCTCATCCTTGCGGGCCTTTATTAGCTTGTCAAGCTCCAAGCGCACGGCGCGAGTGCTGGCACTGATGTCGTCGATTGTGCGATAAAGTGCGTCAATGTCGGCGGTCTGGCTGAGCGCGTGCTGCTTTGCGGCTGCGAGCCGGGCCTCTACGTCGGCGCACCATTTCACGGTTTTTTCAGCGTCTGCAAAATCCTGATCTGTGGACAAGGTGCGATTGATGCCACCCAGCACGACCAAAGCGCGCGTTTTAAAGTCTGCCACATTGGATGCGGTAACCCTGCCATCGATGGCGATGTGCAGCGCTGGCAATGACTCCGGCGCACTGCCAGCGGGGGCAATAACGGCAGGGGCTGGGGCGCGATACTCTGCCAGGTCGGCGGCAAACTGCGTCCACCCTGCCAGCAAGCGGGCGCGTAGTTTTGCATCTGATTTGTACCAAGCAAAGCGGGGCGTGCCACCATTGACAGAGCTGCAACTAAACAGCACAGTCTCAGCGCCACTAACCAATAACTGCTGCTCTAACTGGGGGCAGTACGGCGCGGGGATAACACCCATATCCATAGATTGCGCAAGATCGGCGTTAAATGATTTGTGCTCCCACACAATAGCCTCGTCCATCGTCAGGCCGTCAAAGCTGGCCGACAGCGGCAGGTCGTCAACCAAGCGCGAGCCAACGACCGGATACAGATCTAAACCAAACATATCTTCCATCACCGGGCGCGCTGCGGCCTCGGCTGCGTGGCCGGCATCAAAGCGGGCCTGCGTGCCAGCGTCAACGTCCGGGTCAATGCCAGTTGCAATGCGGTGCAACAGGGCGGCGCGGGCGGTGTGGGGGCTTATGCTGAGCATGGCTGCGGCATCGCTGGCGTTGTAATGGTTGGCGCGGTGGGTGTGCCAAGCTGGCGAACCCTGGGTGAGATTGTGAGATTTCATTTTGACTCCAAAAAAGATGTATCGGTAGCGATGGCAAGCACGGCGCGGGCAAAAACCCAAATTTCGACAAGATCGCTGTCACTTCCAACAGTGGGCATGATCACCGACCCCTCATAAGCATGGTCAAGATTGCGCAGGGCCTCGACAAGGGCGGCAACAATGCGCACCTGCTGCGCGTCCAAAGTAATAAGCTGGGTCATGCTGCATCTCCAGCGGTCAAAATCGAGGCGATCTGATCGGGCGTGAGGGCGTTGCGTGACTGCACCATTGCCACCACCTGTTCAGGCGTTTTTTTGCCGCTGGTAATGACCCCACGCCAGGCATCCAGGCGGGCGACAAACTCGGCGGGCAACAGACCGGGCAGCCCTGACACGGGGGCGGCTGGCGCTGCGGGCTGGGCAACAGTGCGGGCCGCAGGGCGGGTGATTTCGCCCGTGTCACTGTTTACGATTTCCAAGCCTGCGGCTTCCGGGGCCGTGATGATCTGATTGCGCAACGTGTCAGACAAGGCAGCAAAAACTGCCATGTCAGGCGCTGACAAGTCAAAGACCTGACGAGGGTGGACGGGTGCCGGGCAATGCCTGCGCAGGGCGGCAGGTAACGGGCTGAGCCCGGCGATGTTGGAGTAAGTTTGTCCATTACTCAAAGTGTGGGTCACATTGAGCAAGCAAAACTGATCGACCATCGACGTGATGTCAAACCCAATAGACTCGTTGTCGTCAAAGTCACGGCCACGCCATGCAGCCAGGTCACGACGTAATGTGGCCTTTTTGTGCAGCGAAGCGGTGTATTTGCGCGTGATTGTCAAAGGCATTGGCTTTCCGTTAATAGGGATAATCAACGGCTTGCCGTCGGCATCCTCGCCAAACAATTCAAAACCCAACCGGATGGTGTGGGCGGATTTGTCGCCAAACTTGCCAGTTGTAAACTGGGTGCCCAGGTCAACGACCTGATACAAACGGGCGATGTGGTTACCGGGCGGCACCGGTGTAAATGAGCGGCTGCGATCTGATGCGATGAGGGACATGGTGACTCCAAAAAAAATCAAACTGAACGAACAAAAATAAATACGAGCCCGAAAAGGGCGACAACGGAAAACAAGCGGCAGCAAAGCCGAAGGAAAGCGGATCCAGGCGCGGGGCGGGTAAGCGCTGCGGCATAAATGGCATCTCCTGCCACCTGCTCATGCAAGCGGCGTGAGAACCGGCAGGTGAGCGGGTCAGACATACCCCTAGGGGTATCTGCGGCAGGGTTACAGCGCATGAAAACCCGGCGCTGTAAGTGCGGACTGAAACCAAGCGGCGCGCACGTCCGGGGGCGATGCCAGGTAGCGGCTGCCAAGGCGGACAGACTGCAACGGCGTGATGCCGATCGCAAAAAACACCCTGACCATCTGGGCGGGCAGTGCTGCCAGCAAACGTTCAACGGCGCGATGGGTGCGGGCAATGGTGTGAACCCGCTTGCCGCTTGGCGTGAAACCTGCGAAAAAAACAACTGCGGGCGACAGGCCCGCACGGCGCATGGTGCGCAAAGTGCGGGCTGACTTCATATCGACATCCCGTCGTTGAGGCAAATAATCAAACCCTGTGCACGATTCAGCACCATGAATTCAGCGGCTGGCAACGAGAGCGATGAAGACTGAACGGCGAGCGAAGCTGCGTGAGAAAGGATAGCCAGTGAAGACTGGGAGACGGTCGGGGCGGTGGCGATGGGGGCGGCTGCCATGTCAAATTCACAACCTTGGTTGTGAAACATTTCCCACTCTTTACCCTGTGCAAGCAGAGCCTCGTCATCGGCATCGGCATCAGGGGCGGGGGCGCGCCAGGCCAACGCTTCAAAAACATCCTGATCTTCAAAAACAGGATCATCGGGCGCATTAAAAGATGCACCGAAAAGAGCGGGAGCGAAGGGCGCGAGGGCCTGCGCGATGGGGGCGGGGAGGGTGGACATAAAGAACCTTTCGTTTGTTGTGGGGTGAGCCCACATTTTACACTAAAAGTGTAGCCAAACGCAGAAAAGCGCAAACAATGTTGACACAATGTGTAGCTGCAACATGACCGACACAAACCCGCTGCGGGCCTGCGCGAAGCGCAGGACCGAAGAGCAGCTAACCCTGCCGATGTAACCCAGGTCTGGCAGTGCGCGAAGCGCACTGCCAGACTGTTACCCAGCCACCCGGAAAACCCCCCGCACTGTCAAGCCGGTATTTGGTATTTGGGAGTTAAAGAAATATAAAAAACACAGTGCAGCGCGCCAGCCCCCGCTAGGCGCTGCGCATGTGGGTAAGTGCGGTAGTTATGCACAGCCCAAACGGAGCCTAAATAACAAAATACCTTTCCGGGCTGTGCGTAACTGCCGTACTTATCCACATGTGCAAAGCCAAGCGGGGACCTGGCGCGCGGGGCAAGCCAACGACCGCAGTGGGTAACAGGGGTGGGAGTGTGGGTATGTGGGCAAGTTATGCACAGCCCGCCCAAGCCCTAAAAATAACGCTGCCTATCCGGGCTGTGTATAACTTGTCCACATATCCACACGACCCCCCTGTTATCCACGGGCTACTACTGCCGGTATTTCTGCTTGCGTATCTGCGGGCGTGTCATTGCGCTGCGATACCAAGCCACGAAGCGAAGCGAGCCGAGACAGCGTTGCCCCCAGCCCTTGCGCGTCAGCGCACTGTTGCCCTGCTGCTGCGTAGCAGGAGCAGGGCGGGCACCCTTGCAACGCTCGCACACGAACAAGCCATGATGTTGCATGGGCGGGGTTTTTTGCCGCCCATGCAACATGATGGCGCTGCTCGCGATGCGCTGCGATACCAAGCCACGAAGCGAAGCGAGCCGAGCGCGACAAGCGAAGCGCGAAGCATAGACTTCAACACATAAACGGCCCGCTGAGCGAAGCGAACCACATACCCGTGCTGTTGCGAAGCAATAGCAAAGGGGGTACCGGCAACGCTCGCACACTGACAAAGCCCTGATGCTGCACGGGCGGGGTTTTTTGCCGCCCGTGCAGCATGAGGGCGTGTGTCCGATGTGCCGGCTGTTGCGTTAGGGATTGGAGGGGCCGCGAAGCGGGTGCGAAGCACTGAAACCCCGGAAAGCCCGGCCCCGGCCCCAGCCGGGGCAACGCCCAATGATTGCTGCTGTTTTACCGGCTAACGACCAAACGCAAGTGCCGGATTTTGATCACGCTGCTTTTTGATCGCTGCTCTCTATTGGCATAGGCGACAAGGCGGCAATAAGTGCAGCGCGCATATTGACATTGTGCGGATTGCGCGCCAGTGCGGCCAGTATTGCGGCAATAGCATCACTATCGTCCGGGTGAATATCGGCGAGTCGCAAAAGCAAATAATCAACACACTGATTCAGGCGCATATCACCATTTATACAAGTGTTTTCAACGATTGTTAGTTGGTCGTTATTGCCATCAAACAAGTTATCTATTGCGCTTCTGTATTTATGCGGGATACCACGGTTTTTCCAATGGTCAACCGACTGTATTTTCTCAATCCCGAGTCGATCAGCAAGCCATTTTTTATCTTTCCCTAGTCCATCAAGTGCGCATTGCAGCGCGCTCCAGGTGTCGATGTTGTGCTTAGACGTAGCCATTTTTTTTGAAATTTTAAGTTTAAAGTACACAAAAAGTGTAAACTTGCATGATGATGCAAACAACACTACTTAGTGACCCAAAGATGCGCGCAACGCTTTGTGTTGCTCTTGGGGTCAGCCCCCAATCTCTTACGAACTGGAAGCGTGGAAAGATACCAGTTAAACACTGTCCTGCCATCGAGGCGGCGACTGGTTTTAAATGCGAGCAATTGCGACCAGACATCAATTGGCGTGTGCTGCGAGGGGTGCAGCAATGACCGATCGCAAAACAGAAGTACGTTTTGAGTGCCCGGCCTCTGAGCTGGCTGTGGTGGACGGGTATTGCCAGGCGACCGGCAAAGATCGTACGGCGGTGTTCCGCGAAGTGCTGGCGCTGTGGAGTAAAGAGAAACTTCATGTCGCTACGTTGATTTGTCGCGTGGCCGGTGTCAATCCGGTTAACCCGGAAGGCGGGCGGCATGAGTGACGCTTTCACCGATAAACGCAATGTCAACCAAAAGCGCTCCAACGTGGGCCTGGCGCGTGACTTCAGCCTAGCCCGATACGACCGCTTTGCGAATGCCTTTGAAGCGGCGGCGGCTCAGGTGCGCGATGAGGCGGCCATCGCTCAATACGACGCGCAGTTGACGCAAGCGCATCAAGGGATGCTCGACAAGCAAGCCGACCGGCGCGCGGACATCACGCAACGGCGGGCATCAACGCGCAAGCGGGCGGTGAGTCAATGAGCATCACGCTAATGTCTAAAGCCTGGTCATCATCCATACCGTCCGGCCCAAAGCTGGTTTTGCTGTCGCTGTGTGACTTTGCAAACGATGCCGGTGAGTGTTTCCCGTCCGTTGATTTGATGACCAAACGGTGCAGCATGGATGACCGCACTGTTCGTCGTCACCTGGCGTACCTGGTAGATCGCGGCTACCTTTTGCGGGCAGAACGTCGGGGTCGCAGTACGCTTTTCACGGTGACCCCTCCCATTTCTGACACCCCTCCCATTTCTGTCAGGGGTACCCCTCCCATTTCTGTCATGGTACCCCTCCCATTTCTGTCCGCTACCCCTCCCCTTTTCGCCCCCCATAACCATCAGGAACCATCAAATAACCAAATACCAATACCAAATACACGCGCACAAGGCGGTGACCGTCGATCAACTATCGCTGCATCTATTTTTCAAGTCAATGATGTTGACCCTGACGTGTGGCAAGACTTCGTAACGCTGCGCAAAGCCAAGCACGCACCTTTGACAAAAACGGCGGTTGATGGTCTGCGGCGTGAAGCTGAAAAGGCGGGTTGGTCGCTGGAGGACGTGGTTCGTGAATGCTGCGGGCGTGGCTGGGTTGGTTTCAAAGCCGCCTGGGTTCAAACCGGCGCACGACCCGGCGCAAGTGCAGCACAGAGCTTCAAGGCGCAGGACGACGAGGCGGCGCGGGCACGCTGGGAGGCCATGACTGGCCAAACGCATCCCGACAACGTGCCCCGGCTGGCGCTGGTGGGCAACGTGATCGACGCAAGTAGCCAGTTCGCGAGGATTGCGCTGTGAGCGTGGCGCGTAACGTGGTGCAAGCGCTGGCGCTGGCGCAGGGTGCGCTGTTGACGCGGGCACAGACCGGCGGTTGGCTGGTCAATCAGCAGGGCAGCATTTTTCACACAGACGATCTCGAACGGGCTGCAGCAATGCTCTCTGCAAAGGCCAAACGGTTGATGGTAAAGCGCGCAGAGAAATTTGGTGTCGCACTGCCAGCATGGCCGGTAAATCGCGCCAAGACCGTTTTAACCAAGCCTTCGGGCAAATCCAAAAAACTTCAATCGAAAGGGTCAGCATCATGAATCAAGCAGTGCAACAGGAACAATCAAAGGGCGTGGCCATTGACCGCATCTTTCAACGGCTGGCGGCAACGTATGGCGCGGCGTGGGATAGGTCGCTGGGGCAGGTGCCGATGGCGGACATCAAGACGGTTTGGAACCATGAGCTGGCCGGGTATCTGCAACGGCGGCAGTCAATGCTGTCGATTGCCTGGGCGTTGGAAAACCTTCCTGAGCGGCCGCCAAACGCGATTCAGTTTAAGAACCTGTGCCGGTGCGCGCCATGTGCCGATACCCCGGCACTGGCAGCGCCAGCAGCCGACCCTGAGCGGATGGCGCGTGAGCTGGAGCGGATACAGCCGATGATGGCCGAGCGCATCCAAACCGACGGCAAGGAATGGGCGCGGCGTTTGCAACGGGCGCATGAACAGGGCTTGGTGCTGAATTTTAACCAGGTGCGGTGCTACCGCGAGGCGTTGGGCATTGCGCTTCAATAGCGCATAGACCGCATCAGCAGCAGCACAGGGCGCATCAGCAGGGCTCGGCTGCTCGCGCTACTCATAGACCGCATCAGCAGCAGCATGGATAAGCATGGTCACCGCATCAGCAGCAGCACGGGGCGGCTCGCGATGCTCCACGGGCGCATAAACAGCACGGGGCGGCTCGCGATGCTCCACGGGCGCATAAACCGGCGCATCAACCAGCGCATCAGTAGGCGCGTGGGTCTGCGCGATGGTCGGATGCGCGTAAATCTGCGGCTGCAGTGCTGCTCTGGATGCCAAAGTGAGTCACTTTTTTTGAAAGTCTGACAACGGTGCTTGTTTAATCTGTCCCTTTAGCAAAGATAATATATTATTATTATTATAATATATTAT